ACTGAAGAAGCGATGGAAGATAATCTTTATGACACGTTCGCTAAACTACGTGCAAAAGGTCTTGCCCGTGCAATGGCGAACACCAAGCAGGTAAAAGGCGCAAACATCTTTAACAATGGTTTCTCTGATACTATTGGTGATGGTGCTGCGTTCTTCTCTGCTGCTCACCCAACGATTTCTGATGGTAATCAGTCCAACCTTTTGGCTGCGTCTGATCTGTCGGAAGCAACTCTTGAAACCGCTCTTACGTCGATTCAGAAGATCAAGGATGATCGTGGTATTCTGGTCGGTGCAAGTGCCGTTTCTCTACATATCCCAGTTGATTACTGGGCGGTTGCGGATCGTGTTTTGTCTAGCCCCGGTAACACTCAGACGAGTGCTGCTGATGCGAACCCGAATACGAACGCCATCAATGCAACCCGTCACATGGGTATGGTTCCTGAAGGTTACTTCATTAACCGTCGCCTTACTGACACGGATGCATGGTTTGTTAAAACGGATGTTCCGAATGGCACGAAGATGTTCGTTCGGTCGCCGCTTCAGACCAAGATGGAACCGGATTTCGATACCGGAAACCTGCGATTCAAAGCACGGGAGCGTTATAGCTTCGGTGTTTCTGATTGGCGTGGTTTCTTCGGAAGTGCTGGTTAATCAGTAAATGAGGGAGGGTAGCTTCGGCTACTCTCTCTTCATTCTCAAGGGAGAAAAATATGACTACAAATATTAAAGTTGCAATAGCTACTGGCGATGCAGTTCTGAAATATGTGGACGACGATACAACTGTAGGAAGTAATGGTACTGCTGATGGTAACATTCCCAGCACTACTCGTATCATGGCTATTCATGCTTTAGCAACAGCGGCTGGTTCGTATTCTATTAAAGGTCAACGTCAGATTACAAACAAGACTGCTGAAGGCACGGCTATTAAGTTTCAGGTAGCAGCCAATGAAGCCAGTGATATTTATATCGGAGATATGGGTGTTGCGGTATTTGGTGTGGTCAGTGTTTCTGGTCCTACCGATGGTTGTGTTCTAACTGCTATGCTTGGCTAGTTATGCCTAACTATGCTTATCTGAAGACAGACCTGATTAATACAACGGAGAATGACTCTACGGAGTTTTCAACGCAGGTATCTGCCTTTGTTAAAAAAACAGAATTTAGACTTGTTAAAGACCTAGATGATGTAGGTCTTAATGAGTACAATAATGTCTCAGTCTCTGGCGGCAACGCAGGGGCTATTCCTTTAAATGATAGAGCTTTAGTTGTTCGTAATGTTAATTTTGTTGTGAGCAACGGCACCTCTGTTACTAATCTCTTGCAGAGAACAACAGAGTATGTAAATGATTACTGGCCTGTAAGTGCTTCCACCGGGACTCCCCGGTACTATACACGCAAAAACAATTCAAGTATTAAGATTGTTCCTACCCCAGTTTCTGTACTTACAGTAGAAATAGAATCACAATCACAGCCGCTTGCCCTTGCTTCCGCTACGGGAACTAGCGTGACAACTTCCAACTACTTTAGTGAATATTGCTATGATGCTCTCTTTGCTGGATGCATGGTAGAAGCAACCATGTACATGAAGGATTGGCAGACTCTTCCTGTTTGGCAACAGCAGTATCAAACAGCAATAGATCAACTTCGCAATCAAGCACGGCGTACCAGACAGGATGATATGGCACAGGCTGGCTCTCCTGCTGGTGGACCTAACACAGTTATACAAGGAGCAAGTTAATGGCTTATAGAATGAAAAAAACACCTAAAGAAACTGCTGATGAAAAAAAGCGACAAATGCGTAAAAAAGAACAAAATAGAAAGAAACAAAGTAAGGCTGGCGTAGCAGCTTATAACAAACTAAAAAAACAACAAGCTGCTCGTAATGAGCAAAGAGGTTATCGAAGAGGTACTGAGCTATATTCTAAAGAAGTTGCTAATGAGGCTCGTTCTGGTTGGGAAGGAAATGTAAATAAATTTTTAAATACTCTTGGAGATAATATAGGTGATGCTATACGATCAGGATCATCAGCTATTGGTATGGAGAGTGATTTTGATAAAGGGGCTATGAAGGCTAGAAAAGAAATTAAAGGCCGTAAAAGCGGCGGCTACATGAAAAATAAAAAGGGCGGCGGTAAAGTTTATAAAACTGTAGCCCTTAAAGAAGGTAAGAGTATAAGTAAAGCTATGGATGAAGATTATACTAAAATGCCTAAAGAAGATATGGGTCCAGTTATTGATTCAGCAAATCGAATAGCTGAAATGGAAGCTAAAGCTGCCAAGGCAATGAAGAAAAAAAAGAAAGTTAAAAAGAAAATGGGTGGTGGTCAAGTTTATAAACGTGGGAATGGTGGTAAGGTTATTAAAAATAATATGAGTGGACAAGACCTTGTAAATGCTTGCTATGACAACTAGTCGTTCCTCTATAGGAAAACAAATTACTCGCCCCGGTAAGAAAAAAGTTAAGAAAGTTATGGGGGAATATAAGAAGGGCAAACTTAAAAGTAGCTCTGGTAAAAAAGTTAAGAAACGTAAACAAGCTATAGCCATCGCACTTAGCGAGGCACAACGTAAAAGGAGAAGTTAGATGCAGGGACCACATACACTAATCAAACGGCCCCATAACCTTGATGAGATTGTAGGTCGTCCCACAGGACAAGGCTATGGCGCTGCACGTAAAGGACCACAAGTTAAAGGTCCACCACAGGATGTTGTAGTTGATGAAGACTATGAACAGGGCAAAGCTTTTAAAATAGAAGACTAATTATGGCTCCTCCTAAAAAATTAAAACCATTAGTATTAAGTCCAGAAGAAAAGGCTTTTATTGCTGCTACTGCATATGGAGAAACGGGTCATCTACCTGAATCTCGAAGAGGGTTGGCTATTAGTGATAAGGGTGCTAGAGGAGTACTGCAAATAATGCCCGGAACATTTAAGGAAATAATGGGTAGTATGGATGGTTGGGATGATCCTAAAAAATTAGAAGAAGCTGGAATTAGATATGCTGTGCAACAGTTTAGAGATTTTAAAGGTGATCCTACCCGTGCAGCAGGAGCTTATGTGAGGGGTCCAACAGCAGAAAGCGAAAATAGGCCGTACCCCGGACCAAGAACAAAAAGCTATATTCCAAAAGTTGTAGCAGAATATAAAAGATTATTATCAGAAATGAGGGAAAAACAAATGGCAGATACAAGTGGTTTTTCAAGGATGAGTCCCAAAGAACGTAGAAGCAGGGTTCGTCGGGCAAATCGGGCTATTCAAATGGCTAAATCAGTTGGGATGAAACCCAATGCCGCTGATTTAAATATATTAAAGATGGCAAGTCAAGCTGATAAGGGTCCAATTACCGAACAAGAAATGCGAAGCGATAGGAGTAAGGCTGTTAAAGGAGCTATAGGCGCTGCTACTGTTGTTCCCGGTTTGGGACTTGCAGCAAAAGGTATTACATCGGGAGTAAAAGCAGTTAGAGGTGCCAGAGCAGCATCTGCCGCAGCTAGGAAAATTGCTCAACAAAAAGCTAAAAAAGCTGCTGCTGCAAAAGCTAAAAGAGAAGCCGCTAGAAAAGCTAAAGAAGCTCGAGAAAAAGCAAATGCAGCTAGAAAAGCCCGTGAAGCTCAAGGAAGAACTTCTGCTGGTGGAACAGTAGATGATCTTGTAGCAGCGGAAGCAGCTAAAGCGGCTGCAAGAGCAGCTAGGAAGAAAGCTGCTGATGCGGCAAGAAAGAAAGCTGCTGATGCGGCAAGAAAGAAAGCTGCTCAACAGAAAAAATTAGAAGCGCAAAGAGCAGCTAGAGAAGCCCGTGAAGCTCAAGGAAGAACTTCTGCTGGTGGAACAGTAGATGATCTTGTAGCGGCAGAAGCAGCTAGAACGGCTGCAAGAGCAGCAAGCAGGAGAGCAGCTAAACCTAAAACACCGCCTAAAAAACCGCCTAAAACACCGCCTAAAAAACCGCCTAAAACACCACCTAAAACACCGAAAATATCTCCAGCGAAGGCAGGTAAGTATGCTCTGGGAGCTGCGGGTTTAGGACTTGGTACTGGATATGGTCTTGCACAATTTTTCGATAGCCCTACAGATAAAAAGGAAAAGTCAATGATTAAA